CCGGTGAAACACTAAAATCTGCATTTGTAGTCTTGCCATTAGAAACTTGCAGTATGCAATCAACCATCGGATTCACTGCACTGATGATGTTAGCTGTTATCCCTTGCAGATTCATTTCAACTCACTTTCTTCTACCCATAAAGTGGCAGACTTCCACATCTTGCTACTGTCAATAAGTGGTTTGCTGAAACCCTTTTTCTTGATAGTGCTGGGTGCTAGTGGTGGTGATGTCAGTTCCTGTATCGACAACACTAATTCACCCACCATGCCCTCACCAAGTAACTTTAGTGCTACCACAGCATCATAGTCGTGGGACTTGAGCAGCTTTCCTAAATCCTCACCCCAATGATCCTTGTGCTTGTCAATCATTTGTCGAAAGAATGGCCGTGGCATCTGGTAGTAGTCACCATCCTTGGAGTGTACCATCCGACCAAACTCATTGATGAATGCGACGAGTGCTGTAGCTTGTCCGTCAGGTTCAGTAGCACCATGTGGAAAACCCACATTCAATACTGCTGAATTCTTTGCTTTCACTGCCAGTAGTTCTAGTGCCTTTGTCAGCTTGTCACCACCAGTCATTTTGAATGTGTGCCCCACGACTAACCTACATTGAATGGGTTGCTTACATCCATGTTGCGAATCGTTCCTTTGCGATAACGGAATAACCTGTACTGAACTGTTGCCGCCCAAAATGCCGCACCGTACTTGGTGGTTTGAAACCACTGCACACTACCGGGTGGGTAATCGTTCTGTGTGGACACACTCACAGAACCCTGTGTTGCGCTTGCTATGCGACCTACCAGTTGTGATGACGCTGTGCCCATGTCTGCATTCAAAGCTGCAATATGACTCAACAGCATGTACAGGATCAGTTCACGCTTACCACCTACTGTTGCATCAGTGATAGGACTATTAGCTGTGTTGTCACAGTACATAGTAGCTTCAGTAAAAAACATTTGTGCCTGTGGTGGCTGCACAAATTTTGCAAGTTCAGGGTAACGTGTAGACCACGTTGCGTAACTGAATGAAACAATACCGTCCATGTTGTACTCCCTGCTTGATTAACTACTAGCAAAGCACACTGCTACTACACAATGTGCTTCACTACTACTAATCCATTTCTTTTCTCGTTTCTATGCCCTTGGCTGGTGCCGCAGGATCAATTGGTTCAAAACCTGCACTGATTTCTTCACGATCCTTTGCCATGTCACGCACTGATTCAGATTGTGTGTGTGCAAAGATGAGTTCGTTTTTCACTGCTGGATGTTCCTTGTGTTGTTCCAGCCAGTGTTCAAAGAATTCTTTTGGTACGTTTTCTGTGATTGCGAAACCACCGCGGATAGCAGGCCGGATGATCTGCCCTGCGTGTATTGAATTAGTTCCTTTCAGTGTGATCCGTTCTACAGGATGTCCCTGCATACGAATATCAAGGTGCATACCGTGTGGCAGTTTACATCCAACTGAAATTGTGTTTCGTGATGTTGGCTTGACAATGTGTGTCTGTGCCATAGGGTTGATGATTTTCTTGCGCTCTACTTGTGCCATTTTTATTCTCCAAAGGATTGTAGTGGGGCTTGCCACTATTCTGTCTGTTGAAAAGACCACCAGCTTTCACACTGGTGGTCACACTACTACTGCTAATGCTTTTTACTTACACCCCAACCAGTTGTGCAATTGCGAAAGGTTGACGTATCACTGCGCCCCATGAACCTTGTGATTTCTTCTGCAAGAAGCTGGAGGTCTTACGCACGATTGCGTGAGCGCGCATTTTTTCAGTGAAGGCACAGAAACCTGTTTCTTGGCCATCGACACTTGGTGCAATCATCTGTACCAAGTTGCCTGCGCCAAACGGGTTCGCATACTGTGCTGCTGTCTCGAAACGAATCTTCGGGAAGTTTTTCTTCAGCATGTCGAACACGTTGGTTGCGAAGGTGACATTGGTTGCAGTCATTGCAACAGACGAAGCGGGTGACATAGCCAGAATCAACTCATTATCCATTTCGATCAAACCACCTGACTGTGTAACCAGTTCCAAGAACAGTGCTTGGATGTCGGCGTAGATTTCTTGTGGTGTTGCTGTGACCTGTCCGTTGGTGATCCATGGACCAGAACCCAAAGAACCGAATGCTTTCGCGCCCGGAGCAATAGGTGGTGACAGTGCAGGATCATTCAGCAGGCCGTAGTTTTGCAGACCGGCTACACCGAAGAAGTACGTGTTGTTTTGGAACTTGTCCAGCACGATAGCACTGGCAATGTTCAAACGGCTTGCGTAGTCGATCTTCGCCAAACTATATGTTTCCAATTGCTTCTCACCCCACTGAGTCATCGTCTGGTAGTGATACGCCTGACGTTGTGGGAAGTTGGCATTGGCACCGACAGAACCGTTTTCGTTATAGTCACCATAGCTGGAAACTTCACCTGTATTTTCGATCACAGGGAAGGTAGCAGTCATCGTAACCCAGTCACCCTTCTTGGCTTCACCGATGATCTGTGCAGCACGATTTGGAGTGACCAGAACTTTGATGAGTTCAGGATCAATGTAGTTGGCCAGATAGGACGGAATACCACTGGAACTAATCGTGACAAGCGCAGGTTGCGCGTCCATCGCCATCAGGTCTTCAGGGTAATACTCCATGGCTTCAGGCAGTACGATACCGAACTGACTGGCCAACATGTCAAACTCTGGATTGCGTGTAAAGCTCATAATTTCACCTCATTTAAAAATTTGGATTTGAGCCAGGGTACTACTGACTCACAGTATTACCTTGCTGCTTAACCCCAAGTGCTGATCTTCATCAGTTCACCCGCAGCAGCAACGGACTTGCATTTCCAACGTGTGGCAGTTCCTGCGTATGCAGTGCCGGATGTGTCACCAATAGCAGTTGCACTGCTGATCCAGTACGCGCCGATTCCACCAGCAGTTCCACTGATCTGTTTCAGTACGTTGGAAACGTGTGTGCCACCAGTAGTGATGCTATCACCCACATTGATCGTGCCAGTAATTGCTGTCACGTTCATGTAAGCGCCGTTGCCGGTTGCAGTGGCGATGTTGGCCAGTGTCTGTGCAATGCTGACTGGGTAAGTGCCGTTACCACCAGTGCCTGTGCCGCCAGCCAGAACAGTTGTGCCAGCAGTGAATGCGTTAGTACCACCGGACATCACCATACCGACTTGGATCGAACCACTGGTCAGACTGGTGACAGTCATCCAGCCACCTGAACCAACGATGGTTGTGCTTGCTACAGTTTGCAGAATGTTGACTTGGTATGTGCCGGTAGAACCAGCAGTGCCTGTCAATTGGCCAACGATTGCAGTACCTGCTGCAACACCAGTGCCGGTCAGTGTCTGGTTAGCAAACAAGCCACCAGTACCTACAGCAGAAACAGTCAGCGTAGTGCCTGCAATTGAACCAGTCACACTGTTCACTGCGACAGAACCACCAGTTGTGTTGATGAGTGTAGAAACAACTGTGATTGTGGTTAGTGTAGCGTCTGTGGGCGCAGTAGCTGCTGGCCATGCTGCACCAGTTGCATTGATTGCGTACACAGTCTGGTCGATTGCGGAAGTGGCGTTGCTGGCATTGACAGCCCAAAAGTCACCTTCCACATGAACAGTCATCGGCAAACCAGTTGGTACGATTTGTGTAGCTTGACCAAGGAAGGCTGTGATGAGTGCTTGCTGCTCACGGTGTATGAAGCCCTGTGGTGCGCCTGCGCCTGCATTGTTGACAGATACAGCACCGTCAATGTTGCCAGACATATTGTTCACAGCAGAGCCAGCAGAAGTCCATGCGAAGCGACCTACCAACACACCAGCTTGTGTTTGGCCAACAGGAATGCTACTACCTGCAATCAGTGCGCCGGGACCAGCCAACAATGAAGCATAGGGATTTGCAGAGCAAAAGTCCCCTGCTACTGCTGGTGCCGGATTGATGTTTACTTGAGTTTGAAAACCCATGATGTTTACTCCTTTGAAATTGAAAAACGTGTTGTTTTACAGCTAGTAGTTTGCGCTCTGTTTAACCGAGTATGCGAACCTTGCCAGCCGATGGATAACGCTCTTTGAATGCTGCACCCAACTTACTGTCAGTTGCAATCTTCGCAGGGGTACGTGTGTGGCTGTCGGTCTTGTTCTGTACCAACATAGACACCATGGCTTTGAATGCCGATGGATGAACACCGGATACATCAATACCAGCCTGATCCAATGCTAAGCGATACACAGCTTCAGCAGTATCTTGTGCCAGCACTTTGCCAATCAGTGGCTTCACTGTTTCTTCTGCTTCAGCAATGTCACGCATACGCTTTACAGCATCACGTGTTGCTTCATCTTTCGCTTTTTTGATAGCTTGGTCCATAGCTGCTGTTCCTTTTTGAAATTGTGGATCATTACCTACAACTGGCTTTGCAACTTGTGCATTGCTCAGTGTTCCTTTTCCAACTGACGTACTGTTTTGTGGGATGCCTGATCCACTTTGACTTGTGGAGGCTTCATCAGAATCCTCGTCTTGTGCAGCAGGATCAGGTGAAGCTGCTGTTTCAGCGGGATCGGCTGATGGTGTGGGTGCTGCTGGTTTACCACCCTGCAATTGTGCCTTCAACTTGGCCATCATTGCATCAGGTGCTCCATCATCGTCAGCAGCTTCAGGTTGAAGCAACTGCATCACCTGTGCCAAATCTTCATCAGAGATTTTGCCTTTCAACAAAGCACTGATGGAGTCAGCAGGTGAATCTTTTGCTGCTGCTGATGTTGCAACTGCCGGATCAGCAGAACCTGTTGCATATGCCGGATCACCACCACCAAGGTCATCACTAGGCGTGTCACCCAGTTGTTCACCATCCAGTGAATCCAGCAATTTCACAACGTCTGCAATGCCTGCGTCCATTGCCACTTTGTTTGTGAAGTTCCGTACTGGCAACGCCTTCAAATAGTTTGCAATCTTCAGCTTTGATGTCTTCCAATTTTCCGATGACACTCCAGTTAGTACAGAGTTAAGGTTGAGTTTCGCATCTTGGGCCAGACGTGGTTGGAGGCAGACTGCAATAGCTCCTTTCGCCATAGCCGCTTTCCGCGACAATAAAGTTTTTCTGTTCATGGTTAAATTCTCCATTGAGTCCCCGACAACGACATCGCTGCCAGCCCTACCTTCTACAACAAGTGCTACATGGTTGAATCGAATATCTCTCATCACACCATCATACTCAACACCCTCAAACCTGCCGGATGTCATGTCAGCAGTGTAGTAATAACCTGCCGACAATTCTTTCTGTTGGTTGGATTCAATGCCTTTAATAGCATCCTCATCCCACACAACTAAACTGTTATCCAAATAGGGTGCATTCCAAACTGCATCAGTGCCAGTGCTTCCAATTACTAAATCCTTCTTTGGATCAGCAACAGTTACAGGATCATGTTTGATTAGTAGCTGGATGTTGTTTGAAGTCTTTGCTGCTTTCTCCAGTTCCTTCGGATCACGCAACAACTGATACAGCTTGTCAGGCTGTAGTCCCAGTTCTTCTGCATTTGGAATTTCTTTGCCCATGTATGGACAAATGTTTGACTTGCTGATGTGTGCAAGTGTGACGTGTAAGCGTCCATCACCATCATAGTTCCGAACACTTGCTTTATCCAAAGCCAGTAGAAAGTTTTTATTCATGCTGCATTGCCTTTCGAGTGAGTGCTGCAATTCTTCTGTGCTTCAATTCACGTAACCTTTTTTGTTTCTTTGCTACTGACATCAGATGATCTAAAACTTTTAATGGATCACAATACTTCCACGACTCCAATGCTTTTGGCATTGATAGCTTTTTCTTCAGACACAGCATTTGTTTACAAAGGATTTGGAAAGATTGATTGCTTCACTAGGAAACGAGATTCATCAGCAGCGACTACTGCGCCTTCAGCTTCCCAACGATAGTTCCAATAACCATGTGCAATTACCTCAAGTGAAAAACTATAGTTACCTACTGATGTCTTTGTGACTTGTGCAAGTGCATACGTGTAGACAGTCTCAACACCAGCAGGATCAGTCACACGTAGCAACACTGTGGTTGGGTCAGTGGCTACAGGTGGTGTTGCATTGTTGGTGAACAACACTGTCAGTGTCACCATGCTGCCTGCTTGATATTGGTTCATAGTCATCCCGTTTTACGCATCAGTTGCACGTGCTGTTGCAGACGATTCAGCAGTAGTGGTCATATACATCTTGTTGTCACGCACTGTTGCGGCTGCTGCACCAGCTTTGTCATTCATTGTCAGCAGGTATGTGTATCGGTCACTGACTGTTGCAAGGTATGCAAGATAATCATTCAGCTTTGCGAGTCCCTTTGGTGTGACAGGTGTGGGGCCAGTTACAAATCCTGCGTAGCCTGTTGCTTGTACACCAGTGAGTGTGTAGCTGGTTGTTCCACCACTGACTTGGCCAGTGACTGTTCCAAATCCTGTAGTGGCCTGTACACCAGTGATTGCTACACTGACGTTGCCACCGATACTGACTGTGACTGATCCTGCTGTGCCTGTTGCTGCAACCCCTAGTAGGTTTGCCAACACACTTGGTGTCAATGCTTGCACAGAGCCAGTTGCACTCACACTAGTAAGTGTTGTCGATCCACTCACACTCACAGTCAGTGTTCCGATCTGTGTAGTTGCCTGCACACCTGTTACTGCGTAGCTGGCATTACCACCAGCCTGCACTGCGACTGTACCTACTGAACTAGTTGCTTCAACACCTACTAGCAGTGCCAATATGTTTGGTGTCAGTGCTTGTACAGAACCAGTAGCTTGAACACCTACTAATAAAGCACTAGGGTTTGGTGTCAGTGCTTGTACAGAACCAGTAGCTTGAACACCCACCAGAACAGCTTTTGGGATTGCCGTAACTGTTCCTGCTACACCTGTCGCCTGTACACCTGTTAAAACAGCCTGTGGGCTTGCTGTGACTGCCTGTACGCTTCCAGTAGCCTGCACTCCGACCAGTGCTGCCGATCCTGCTGGAATTAGTGTGCCGACACCACTAGTAGCTTGCACACCAGTGATTGCTACACTTACACCAATATCTACTGTGACTGCCTGCACTGCACTGGTTGCTTGAACACCAGTAAGTGTTGTTTGTATGTCGATCTGTAATGCAACACTGCCCACTGCACTAGTGGCTTGTACACCAGCTATTGCTACTGAAGTTGATCCACCACTATCCGGTGCAGCAGTGCGTAGTCGTACTGAGTTGGTGCTATCTGCTACATACGGACGAAGGTAGACTTCATTGGCCACTTTTTAACCTCCGGGTGGGTAGTTCACTTCAGTCAGTGTGTTCGGTGAAGTGCCAAACCTGTCTGGTGCTCCAGCAAGATATTCCACAATGAAGAATGGTCCACCAGACATACCATCAAATCTCCAGTAGCCAGTTCCATCAGAAACAGTTGCTGCTACAAATGAATAATCAGACGACCTGAACAGGTGTATGTCTACGCCAGCTAGTGCAGCACCTGTTGCATCGTAGCTGATCCCCTCCATCTTGCTATTCTGTTCTGCCAGATTTCTGTCAAAGCCTACTAATTCATCGTACAAAGCATTAATGATGTTCACTGGGTTGATGATTGCTGTCTGGCATGGGTCTTGATACATCGTACTCAAACGTCTGACGTTCACTGCTCTGATCGGACTCACACCAATACCGGGATCAAGTGAGTATCCAGACTGTTGGCCTTGTTTGTTTGTGCCGAACTGATAACCCACACGTCCCATGTTTGGTGCAGGCACTGCGTCAAAGCATTTTGTGAGGTTCTTCAGCCACTGCTGTTCCTGCACTGGCCTACGAAGCTGTGGTGGAAATTGAATGGGCATTTTAACGATCCAGTTCTAAACACACATCACCACTATCACACACACAGGCTTCAATAACATTTGATCTTGTCAGCACTTCGTTGTGTTCATCATTCTGCATTGTTCCAACATGTATCTGTGCAGAGTCAGGCACCAGTGCTGTGATGATCCTGAATTCACCTAGTGTCATTTCAAACTCCCATCAGCTTTTCAGAAAAAGGTTGCATCACTGGTGCTTGCTCATCGTTGTAGCGTTCAATGATGTGCAGTGCTGCATCCAACATCTGGCCACACAAATCACGTGGTGGAAGTGGTGCAGCTACATCAACACGTCCGTCTGCCCCCATCACAATTGTCAGACACTTCACATGCTGACTAAAATGTCTGAATGCTGTGGCTTCTATAACGTGCTCTGCCTCGTTCAGTATTTCGTAGCAAAGTTTCTTGTCCTTCATCGGTGCGCCAACATCAATTACATTCTTGTCAGTGAGCAAGCAGACAATACGACAGGCTTCCATGATTAGTTAAGCACGTCAACTTGATAGTTATGCACGGTCATGCTGCCTGTTGACTGCGTCTGTGTGAAGAAAACATCTAGTGCAGATGCCGCAGTGTTGTCCATACCAGCACCGACTGCTGGAGTGCCTGTAGGCACCAGTGCAGAACCGTTGCCACTGACTGTAGGTAGCGCAGAACCAATATAGGCTTCTGATGTCCACTGTCCACGTGGGAAGAATGTGGTTGCTGTAACAGCACCAACAGCGCGGCAAACCAGTAGTGCTTCAAGGAACCATGGCACTGTTGTCTTCGCCACAATGTTCAAGTTGATTGCACCTGTGTCGTACACGATTGTAGTGCCTGCTGCGCCCATGCAAATATCGTAACGTGCAGTGCCAGGTGTGGTTACTGCGCATGAAATACGGCCACTCAACAGGAACTTGATTGCACGACCGATGTAGAAGAAGTTGTTCGGCAACACAATCCTGTTTGCAGTTGGGATGCAGGATGCACGTGCAGCAGCAGTCAGTGTCGGGCCATCCGTTGCTCCCATTACAATTGTTTCTTGACTCATGTTATTTCTCCTAGACTCTGATTGGTGTTAAGCAATACGCAACAGGGCAGTGCCCACGGCATTGGTTGGCATCAGGATTGTGAACGTTCCTGCTGTCACTGTCTGTGTGCCCCCGAATGATCCAACGTACACAGCACGTGTGCCGTTGGTGAAGTTGTACATCAAACAACCCGATGTGCTGAAGGTTGCTGAAGTCCAGCTTGGATTGATGCCGGGTGTTGTGTAGGCAGTCGTGCCTGATATGAGTGGTGTGATGTTGTTGCCTACTGTGATGTCGTAGCCACCTTGCGTGTAGCCACCAGCAGTTGCTAGTTCATCAGTGCCCAAGTTGGCAACAGTGGGTGAACCTGTGCCGCTGCCATAGTTGGTTTGTGTAGCATCGTGTACACCTGTGGTGGCTGCAATCATTAGTGCTACACGGAAGTCATTCCCACTGGTGATCGTGAAGTTGTGCAGTGCTTGCATCAATTCAGCTTTGAAGCTGGTAGGCATTGCTGTAGTGACGCTCATTTCTGTTCTCCTTCACTCAGGTATGCCTGCACCTTTGGATCGGCTGGATTGCGGTCACAGTGCCAGCTACGTTCAATGTCGATTGAAGACCTGAAGTGTTGGTTCAGCAGAATAGAAAGTTGCTCTGCCATCACTGGCTGTGCAAAGTCTTCTTCCCACTGTGTGACTTTTGTAACTTCGATGATTTCAGCTACTGCTTCAGCCACTGACAAGTGATAGTCAGGATCATTGGGGAAACTCAGGCAGTCTGCACCATGCTTCTTCAGTGATGCACGTTCACCATCTTTGATCTGCCCATGATGCCCTTCCAGTATGTCAATGATTGCAGCTTGAAGTTTGATTGCTGCACCACGTCTTTCACCTGCTACTGAATCAGCAATGTCCACGATCTGTGACGCTGTGGCTTCTGCCCACTTCGCACGTGGGTGTGGTGCCCCGTTTGTAATCATCACGCCTACTTGCATTTTAGTTCTCCTTTATCTGATTCCCAATTCGGGCACTATGCTTCTACTCACACACCTACAATTTATCAACCAACCGGGATGAACGTATGCACCCTTACCTTTACCCAGTGCATCTTCATCCCACATACCTTTTGCTACGTCATACAACTTGTTGTTCATGGCCACGTGTGTAGGACGTGGAACCTTGCCTGCATGACTGTGTAACCACTGTGCCTGCTTGATACCTAATTCCAACTGTCTGGTGCGTGTGACTGCTGCTGTGGCCTTACTGTTCTGGTCACGTGCAATCAGACGTGCCCGTTTACGTGTCATCTTGTATCTGTCTTCAAGCTGATCACTCATGTACTTCAAATCACCACCTACCTGTACAGAGCGCATCGTGATCCCCTGTATCTCACGCAGGTGTTGGTCGGCCATGTGTGTGATGAGTGACACGTTTTCTTTTATTGCTGCCTGCAACACTTCACGCATCACTGCTGTGAGTTTGAAGTCCACTGCAAATCCACTGTCTTTCAATATTGCCGACAGAGATTGATCTGTCTGTTGCTGGTTCTTGTTTGCAAAATACTGTGCTAGTTGCTTGGCTGCTTCATTGAAACTCTTGTGCCAGTAACGTGTGAGCTTCCTGATGATCTTGTCCAGCTTGATACTGGTAGAGTCATCAAGTGCCATCAGTGCAGATTCAGGTGTGTTGTGCTTGTAGCACTGCACTACATACCACATGATGCTCTTATGCATTGCATCCACCAGTGCTTCCAGTTTCTTCGCATAGGCTTTTTCAATGCCAATGTTTGCGTGTACTGGTGGCAGTGACTTAACTGGTTTGCCTTTCACTGCTGCCTGAACTTTCGCACCAGCAGCAGTGACTCCCACACGTGGGTACTTTACAGTCATAGTTGTTACTCTTACTTACCTGCTGGACGTTTATCCAAGCCCTTTTCAGCAAGGATTTCTGCCACAACATCCATAGGCAAACAGTCACACATACAAGCAAGGCTGAAAGATTTTGTACGATCATCAGCAATCATCCCATTGCAGTAGTCATTACCAGCTACTGCGCGTATCAGTACACCTGTGTGTGTGATCTGCCCCTTATCGTCCAGTTGCACAATCTCGTCACCATTCTTTGCTTCACGTCCGTTGCGATAATGCATTTTGATTCTCCTTAGTTGTTTTTAAATAATTCTTTCAATATTGCACCACACCAGAAACAGATACGACTAGGACGCTGATACACCCCACACGTTTTACACTGCACTGTTCCTTGGTAGGTCATGTTATTTTTATACTGCAAATAAAAAGCCCCTACAGGTTATGCAGGGGCTTTTACTACTAGCTGCTCACACTCTATCTTAAGGATCGAGCATGGCTGCTTGCTGCTTGACTCGCATCAACTTCTGTTTCTCAGGTGGATCGTTGGGGTTGATCGGGAAACGCTGCTTTACTGCTTCCCATTCTGCCTCACGTTCCGCATTGTGTCGTTGCAGACTTACACGTAATTCTTCTGATGATACTTTAGGCACTTCGATCACCCCCCTTCACTGGTTTAGATTGTTCCGTCTTCTTCGTACCTTCTGATGTGCTGGAGTCTTTTGTCTGAGGCTTGGGTACGAAGAGAATCGACTTCCCTACGAATGGATGGTTGGGCGCTACTTCCGACAGTTTGATTTTTCCCACGTAAGCCATAATCATCTTCTCCTTGTTCAGGCCATGACACATTCAATGTGTCTGAACCTACTTCATACTGCTCACCAAGGCACTGTGCTACTTGTTTACCAATTGATTCTTCAGTGCCCTTGTCTACTAGTATAACCATTCGGCCATCGTCTGTAGTGTGACCATTGATTAATTGCTTGCCGTTTTGGTCAGTTACTTCAGTACGCAACTTATTATATATAATTTTAAGCTGCTTGTAACCAACATTCTTTGGCACTGCTACAACTACTGCACCCATTTCAAAACTGCCCTTGAATGGCTTGTCTGATACACTGGCCATCGACTTCTGTTCCAGCACTGATCCAAGCACACGTGTGATCTGGTCTGCTTGGTCATCGGTCACTGACTTGTCCAGTAGCAGTGACAGGCTTGGATTGCTTTCATCTTCAAAACCACCGTACTGCATGTGGAAGTTTGCAGCGCCATCTTTCAATCCTGCAATCTTCAATACTTCAGGCAATATTTCATGTGCAACCATCACACTGATTTCAGTTCGTGTGTTTTCGTCTATCTTGCCCCAACGGGCAGTAAGTTCTTTGTCATCAGGATTAGGTGCTACTTCAAACAACACTTTGTGTGTAGTGATATTAGATTTAAGTTGTTTGCGTTCCAGTGATCCGCCACCACTAGCAAACTCACCAGTGTGTGGGTCATGATTGGGATTTTCATCTTCCACAATGTCCTCGGACTCCACATCATCCTCGGGTGGTTCTGTTTCCGGCATCTTGCGCCAGTCACCCTTGGTTGTGTTGTACTGGACACTTGCGAAAAAATCATCCATCAGTTTGGTCATGTCTGGAATCCCCAAATAGCAAACACAGCAGGATTGATGTATGCCCCCAGTGCCATTGCTCTGCTGTTGCCTAGCACACTGGATACTACATCACCTACTTGGTTCTTGAACTTCTTGTACTGCGACTGTGTTGCTGGCTTCGGCAGGGTGCTGATGACTTCCAGTGCTTTGCTTGTGCCCACATAGGTGCGGTAATCCTTCACCTTGAAGTCATCACCACCGACTGACTTCATGTAGCCACGCACATTGCTGTCTGTTGTGTCGAACAGTCTGCCATCACCAACTCTACGCTTCTTGTTGCCGATGTACTGAGCAAGCTCCACGTTATTGATTGTGTGATTCTGCTCCACACCTTTCTTGCCCGTGAAGTTGAACACCAGTGTGCTGCCATGCACCTGCACATGACTGCCCAACATGTTGCTTGCACCATACGCCTGTACTTCAGCACCAGTGTCTGCATCACTCCCCATTCTGAAACCAGTCTGCGAGATGAGCGCCAGCACTGCTGCTGTGTCACGCTGCTTCGGTGATAACTTGCTGTCCTGCATGTCACTGAAGGCTGTGCTGGTGATGTGTTGCTCGGCTGCATGGAAAGCATTCAACCGTGCGAACTTCTCGGCGGCTGCCTTCACACTGTGCTCACTGGAGTAAATGTACTGCTTGCGGCCCTTCTCATCCACACCAATTGCTTGCAGGTCGGCCCCCGGTGATTTGTTCACCATCACATCACGCCACGCTGGTGGTACGCGCAACTCCTTCAGACGTTGCTGGAATGAATCCGCTTCACCTGCATTGCTGCCAGTAGTGAATTCACCATTCTTAGGATCGTGGTTAGGATTCTCATCACCAGCCATCTTGTGGTGCAACACATTCTGTGGACCAAATGTGGCTGCTACCTTACCCAGTGACGGATGGTTCGTGTGATAGCCTGCATAACCTGCATCACGTATAGCTTTTTCATAAGCACTGATCGAGTTCTGTCCACTGGTCATCCCCAAATCTTTGTACAAGTGATCTGGATCACCTGCATAGTCATACAACTTGCTGGCTGGTACTGTAGACGTGTAGACATTGTTCCCAAGACCTACTTCTTTCTTGTAGCCACCAGGAGTTCCTACACCTACCCCATGATAACTACGTGGAACCCAGTTCTCAGGGTCTTGTTCTCTTCGCTTTGCTTCTGCACCTTTCAATCCACTGCCATAGGCCATCGGATCAATCGTGGTCAGGTCTGATCGGTCGCTGTAGTGTGTGAGTTCTACATTATCATCAGTGTCACTAGGCAGGCCACCTTTGCGCTCCAGCTTCAGACGATCATTGTTGCTGTACGTTTCAAAGTGATCTGCAATCTTCTCGTAACCATCCAGTGCTGCATTGAAGTTCTGGTGTGCTTCACGCAATGCATCAGGATCAACATACCTACCTGTCCGTTCAAAACGACTCATAGCACGTGCTACAGCATCCTCTGGATTGTCTACTGTGACGTTGTACATGTTCACACGATAGCCAGCATCCTTGAATTCCTGAATGCGTTTCTTGCCCTTTTCAAAGTCAGACATAGTGGCATCAAACACGACATCAAAGTGTCCAGACTTGGCACGTGCCAGTGCTTCCTTAGCTAGTGTACTGCTGTCTTCGTGTGTGGTCATTGCAGCACGATAGTCACCAGTAGCTGCAATATCCTTGTAGCGTTTCAAGTTAGTCTTGATTGCATCAGGATCAATCACTACTGCACCACTAGCTTCAGTAGGTATCTCACCTTTGTTCTGTAGTATTTCACGCAGTGTGCCTTTACCTGCACCACCTCCACCACCCATCACATACAGAACAGGCTTACGATCTGTAATAGACTTTGCATTCTTGAAAATGTTGTTGATTACTTCAAAGCGTTCATTGTGTGCTGCTTCACTTTGATCCAGACGTGAATCAACTAGTAGTGGTGAATTGTCTGGCAGTGCTTTTTTTGGTGCAGTGTATTCTGCTGGTTTAGTAGTTGCACTAGTCCCATGGGTTTGAGATGTGTTGTCTTTTTTTGATTGTTCTGTTGCTGCACTCTGTCCTTCACTAGTGCTACTACCTTTAGCAAATTGTCCGGCATTGTGTGGTTGGCCACGCGGGTGTGCAGATTCAGTCCAGTCGTCCTGTGCCAGTGAATCCTGTCCACTTGCTACGGGCTTGCTAGTGATCGGACGTTGCCCTATCTTGGCCTGTGCATTGCCTTGGGGTACTGCGCCCTGTGTGGACTTCTGTGGTTCGTCTGTGGGCTTTCCTGCATCAGCTTGTCCAGCAGGTGTACCTGCACCACCACTGAGCATATCAGCCATAGGATTTCCATCTTCATCCTGCTCTTGTCCGGGTTGTTGTGGTGGTTCTGGCAGTGCTTCTTCAGACGTATCCAGTGATGCATACGGACTCTCACTGTCTGCTGCCAGACGTACACGTGCTTCTTGTGGCCAGATCACACCTGCATTGATAAGTGCTACGTCTGCATCCACACCTGTCTTGAACACATTGGCTGCTTCAGTATCATCCATTCCATACAGCTTCTCAAACTCAAAACCTATTTCAGGATCGACCTCACCAAACTCATTCAGTTGGATGATGTTCAGGATCGTGGTGATGTTGTCACGCAGGAAAGATTCTTGTGATGCTTCCACCTTGTCGTAGAACACACGGATTTCACCCTCACTGGATGCATTCAACCCACTAGGTGAAATACCTGTGAGTTTAACGAGTGGTATCTGCGAAACACTGCACATGTGTTCTTGTGCTTGTGCTTGCAAGTGGTCCAGTCCACTGATAGGCATAGACACGTTCTTCAGGTCTTCACTGTTCTTGTCGGCCATCATCAGGCCACGGTTGTCACGTGCAACATTGAAGAAGTCTGCACGTGTTTCCAAATCCAGTGTTGCACCATCATTCAACATACTGGCCATGTCGGTCAGTAGAATCATAATGCTAAAGTTGCTGATACCATCACTGACTGACTGACGTGTGCGTAGCCAATTGTCTACATAAGGCTTTGCCATTTGACTCAGTGACAGACCGCCGAAGCTGTACATAGGCTTCAGCAGGTCTGGCATCTGCCTACCAATGAATGTGAGTAAACGTGTGTGGTGTATTTCTTTGCCCATCACGAACCAAGTTAGTGGTTTGAAGAAGTCATCACTGAGTGGGTTGTTTGCATTGTAGGCATTTGGATAAGTCCACACTGGTTCAATTACACGAAAACCTTTGAGTGAGCCCTTTTTGATCTTGGCACGTGACAAGCGCATCTTGCCATCACCAATAGAGGATTTTAATTCTGCTGAATCTTGTGTGTCGTTGCCCAAGTCGATATACAACTGAGCACGTCCGAAGAATCCATCCAGTTCCACACAGCGTTTCAGGTGTGCTTGTACCTTGTAGTGTGTGAATGCAGCTTCGATGCTCTTCAACTTGTCTGACTTGTCTTCAATATCACCATCGCCAGTAGATACGAAGCGTATCCACTTACGGGTCATTTCTTGTGCCCATGTTTCACTGATGACACGATACTCAGGACGCTGTGATAGTTCAGACAGATATGGATAGCCCAGGAATGCCTGTCCTTCTGCAAACAGGCTGCTGTTCATTGCCCACTGCCCATAACCATCAATTGCAGCGTCCATGGCCAGCTTGTTCTTTTCAGGCACTACACCTGGTGGTGGTGTAGGAATACTCCATGTCATTTCTGGTGTCACTGCAAACATAGGTGTAGCACTGCTGTCACGCTTCATTCTGGCAATCGTGTGGCGCAACAGTGTATTTCTGTGTGCAGACAGTTCACGTTGTGACAGTGGTGCTTGCACAGGTGCTTGCACACGTGCTAGTTGTTTACGATCTGCCATTATTTGCGCCCCATCATCCTGGACATTGCAGCACCAGTGATTCTCAGTTGATTAATCTTTGACTTGCTGAATCTCATCATCACACTGTCTGCTAAGTTAGGTGAACGTGTACCTTCTGGCATCTTGTTCACCACAATCTTGCCTGCATTGTTGATGTCATATGTTGGCTGTGACAATTCACTCACTAGCTTCACACGATTTGCACAGTTAGGTGCAATGCTGATGATTTCATCAGGATCACACTTCTTTCCTTCCGTAATCCATCTGTGTGTGTTTCTGAATCGCTGCCTCAGTGCCCACCATGCTTGTGCTTTGCGATTTGCGAAGAAGTCTTCGTTTGTTCGGTCAGTGTTTTCTACTAGTTTTTCAGGATCAACTGGCTTTTCACTACCTCTGAATGATTCCACCAGTAGTTTGCTTTCTACGTTGTTCTTCACACGTTCAGCATTTATTAATCTAGCATCACCACGCACACCTGCACCAAGTCCATCACCGTCGTACACGAACTGCTTGTACTTGTTCTCATCACACAACAGGAAGGCTTTCTGCACACTGCTGAAGATGTCTGATCCTTTACCACTCCATTCGTACACGTTTTCAATCAGGAACCCGTGTGCCCCGCAGAATGCATTGGCATCTAGTCCTTCATCAGCTATGTCCAGTGAACCACTACGTGTACCACTAGGTGTCAATCCAAGTCTACCGTGTGCATCTATTGCAGACTGCACCCAAGCACTAGGTATCAACACACCCTGCACTGAAGCGTTGTAGTCGATGTCTACTTCTTGTGCCAGTGTGACCGGATCAAGTTTGTCCTGTTGCTGTGCATACCACACATCATCTTTACGTGGATCATCACGCCAATGGAATGTGAACACTGGTGTCTTGCCACTGAATCGTTTTATTGCGAAGGCATTGGCCATACCATTCACTGATGACAAGTCAATACGGCAGTTCGTTGTAGCACTCAGCGACGCTTCAATCAGGTCTGGGTGTTCCAAGTGTGCAGATTCATCCACGAAGTACACAGAAGTTCTGTCACCACGTCCGATGTTGTCACCTGCTTCACCAGTGATACTGCTCCCGTTGTCAGGGAAGAACATACGCATGTGTGGGCTGTGTTTTTCACGTACCCAACCACATCTGAATTCTACTGGCACGTTGGCTACAAACTCACGCGCTTTCCAGAACAGTGATTTCGGATCACCAATACGATCAACGTATTCTTCTTTGCGCGATCCGAATCCCGCTGTGAATCCTGTGCGGAACATACACATTGTGCTGGCCAGTCCTACTGTCAGCCACGACATTCCCATGTCACGTGATTTCTCTACTAACCCGTTCTGACGTGTAAGCCACTTGTCCATCCACCAGTTGATAAACTCTTCCTGCTTAGGGAACAACAGGAAAGGCATCACACTGGGTAAGTCACGGTCCACATTACGTGGATCAACTGTTGTGCCCCAGTCGATGATGAACTGTGCTGGATTATCTCTGTAGTATTGCTTCAGGTGTACTAGGACTTCTTCACCCCCCTCACGTATGCGTTTTAAACGCTCTATACGCCATTCAATTATTTGGGTGTAGTCAGGGTTCATCCAATCAACTTTAAAGGGCAGTGGCATGAATAGGTCAGCCCATGAGTGTCTTATACAGGTCTG